AGCCAGGAAAGGGCATAACCACTTTATATTGGTTACTACGTGCCCCACCGCCAGACAGTTTAGCTTTGAAATCATTTATGTTTGCCATTGTTTTATTTCTCCCCTAAATTATCCTGCGACTTCTTCAAAAGAAACGCCAGTTCTTGTTGCCACAAATTGAAGTGAGATAAAATTGATACTTCTTGCTGGTTTTACAAATATTTCAGCAATAAATTCGTTTCTATCAATTACTTCACCTGTGTTGTTAGTTTCATCACAAACTACTAGGTAGTCTGTAATCCCTCTTCGTCCTTGTACTTCTCTTAAAAATGGTTCTACCATATTTCTAAATCCTGCTCTAGTGAATTCATCATTGAATTCAAAAAGTTGGACTTTAGAAGCAGTTGATATTGCCTTTTCTAAAACGATAAACAATCTTCGTACATTGATTCTGTCAAACGCACTAGGATTTTTTAGTCCAGTTTTATCACCGAATAATACAGTTCCTTGTCCTGGGAACGTAGTCACAGGATTTACTCTTGCTCTGTATAATTCATCTCTTTGTGATTTAGTTGGATTAAATGCCAGTTTAACTGCACCTCTTACTACACCTCGGTTTAATCCTGCAGGTGAGTACCAAGCGTCTGCAACACTATCAGTTCTTGCTGATAATCCTGCCATATCGCCATTTAAAGGTACATATCTAAACACGTCATTATATCTATCGTACATATATTTGTAACCGCTATCAAAAAACACGTAAGAAGATGAGTTGATTCCATTAAAGAATCCTACAACATTATCTTTTTGTGTTGCTGAGTTAGTTACATTAACTACATCACTTCTTTCAGGACTTGCAAAAACTACACAGTCTTTTCTGTTTTCAGCAATAGTAATTAAATTGTCTATATGTGTTGAGCTACCAGCACCTGCAATTAAAAGTCCAACGTCTGTTGTTTCAGCGTCTTGGAATTTTTCATAAGCAGATTTAGTTTGAGCAACTGTAGCACTTGAACCGTCTGAACCATTTGATAATGATACATTACTTACAGAAGTTACATCTGTAAATGTTGTCCCTTGTGCCGCCGTGCCCCAATTGGATCCAGAAGAGTTGTGGTCCATCCAATAAACGTAATTACTTGAATTGTAAAGTACGTCTGAATAGTAATTAGTGTCACCTTGAGGACTCTTAGCGTCTGAAGCTTTTGATACTGCTTCAAATCTTTCTAAAATTTCCCCTTTAGTTCCAATAATTCCACCATCTTCGTCAATGATTGCAATATGCATTTCATCGCCGCTACCACCTCTTGATTGAGCGTAAGTAGATGTTCCTGGTGCTTTATTAAATAGGTCATAATATCTCCATCTTCGTCTTACATCAGCACCATTTGTAATAGTCTTTTGTAATCCAGAAGAGTCAGAAGTACCAAAATATGTTGGTTCTTCTTTTCGCACAATGTTTAAGTCGTTAGTTGCAACACTAATAACTCTATATTCATATTCATCACCAAAATTAACTATATCTCCAGCACTAATTCCTGTAGAGGAAGTAACTGAAACTACTGTATCTCCGACACTTGTTGAAGCGTCAGCAACAGTTGTTTTAGCAGTTTCTTCATAAGCAGTAGCAGAAGCACATTGAGAAACGCTTATATTGTTTCCCCACGCACCCGCTGTTCTACTAGCCCACATTCCTACAGAAGCAGAACCGTCAGCATAATTGTCTTGGTAATCAGTAGTATTCTTTATAACAAACGCACTACCACTTTCAGTTGCGTTTGAAACAGATGAGTTCTGTACACGAACTACTTTCAAGTTATTTGAATATTGTAAAAAGTTTGAAGCACTAAAATAACTCTCAAAATTAGAGTTATCTGGTTTTCCAAACGTTGATACCAATTCAGATTCACTACCGATACTCACTGCTTCATCAAGAGGTCCTTTACTGAATTGTCCAGCAAAAGCTCCAGAAGAAGATGAAACGGCAGGAATAATTCTTGTTAAGTCTTTTTCCTGTACGAGAACACCTGGTGATACTTGAAATGCCATTAGGTTTTCTCCTTATAATTAACTAATTAGTTTGTATCTTTTCGCATATTCCGTATGTTTTCATACGACCATAGTCAAATTTCATAACTATGGATATTTATATAATACTTAATTTAGAGCCCTTTTCTGACAACTGGATACCAGACTGTTCCATATTCATCTACTTCTGTTTTCTCCCAATCAGGAGTACCATCATCTACAAAACCAAAAGGAGCCATATCTTGCTCTATTAATTTTTCTTGTTCTTCATATAACTGTTGTCTAGCATTTGTATTAGTCATTTCTTTAAAGTAAGGTTGATTAGACAACCAACCAAATAATACAAGACAAGTCATTAAATCATCATTACATCCTTCTTCCGCTTGCCAAGAATTTCCTTTACGAGCATAAGTTGACATTTCTTCTATGATATTGAAGTCATTAATAATAACTTTATCTCCTTCAATCAATGTCTTAATGTTAGAACAACCAACTTTTTTAATCTGTTTTGTCATACGAACACCAAAACCAGAACCTCTTCCACTATATCCTGCACCCAATATCTGACCTGCTCTACCTCTTTGAGTAGTCATTAATAGATTAGGATATTCTAATTCATAGTTTAATGATTCACCTATTTGTTGACCTATATCATTTGTTTCACAAAGAATATCTGCCGTGTTATAACCCTTACACGCTTTTTGTATTAAGTGTGGAAATAGAATTGGTTTAACTTCATTACTTCTATATTTGGCAACAACTCTATAAGGCATTTGAGTTACATCAAACATTAAAAATGCTGAATAATCTCTATCTACACCTCTCGCTACATCAACACAACAAACATAATTTCTACCATTTACAACCTTTTCAAATACATCTAAACCACCACTTGAAGTTAATGGTGTCATATAAGGTGTTTGTTTAATCTTAACTGGTGAAATTAATGTATCTACTGACCCTAAAAATTCACACTCAAACTCTTGTTGAAATTGTGCTGCTGATGTATTACGTATAGTTGTTTCTTTCCATTTTTCATCTCTACCTGGAACTTCTGACCAATGTACTTCAATAGGTTTATAATCATTTCTTCCATTTTCAGCGTCTGTCCATAATTTATAAAATTGATTCATTCCGTGAGGTGTTGATACGATAATAACCTTTGAAGTTTTACCAGATGTAATAGTAGGATAAACTGAACTAAAAAACATTTCTGCTATATTAGCAGGTACGAAAGCAAACTCATCAAGAAATATTATATTATATGTACCACCTCTTATTGCACTTGAAGATGTAGCGGCAGCAATAATAGTAGATTTATTTTCTAATTCTATATTACCTTTGTTCCAATTAATAACTCCTTGTTGCAACCATTTAGGCAAATTTTCATATGCTAATTGTAATCTTCCTAATATATCTCTAGCAGTAGAAGATTTATTAGCAAGAATTGCTATGTTTGAATTTGGATTAAATATTGCATAGTGTAAAAGATATGCAATTGTTGTTGTTGATTTACCTGATTGTCTAGGCAATTTGCAAATAGTAAATCTTTCTTTATCTATTGTAGTTACAATCTTCTTTTGGAAATCATATAGTTTAAAAGATATAAGTCCTTCATCAAGAGAAACGATTTTCATCCATTTCTCCATAAAATATATTGGATCTGTTTTACACTTTTGAAATTCTACAATTTGGTCTTTAGTAAATTCAACTGGTATATTTACTTTTTTTAAATTAGGATTTCCTAAATATGCGTCTGTTGCTGGCATATTACTATTTATAATTGATACCCAAACCAACCAGTTATGATATATTTTTCGTGGGTCTTGGAAATTTGTCCGCTATGTGTATGTGTAAAGTCAGTCGGCCAAATCAAAGTCAAACCTTTTTCAGCAGGAGTTGTTGTATTCTGATATTTAAAATGTGTACCACCGTTAGGAACATCATTTAAATAAGTCATCCAAACAAGACAACGGTTTTCGTGCCTGGAAGTTCTTTCACAATGCTTAGTAAAATAACCTCCACCTGGTGGATAATATTGTAAATTTCCTCCTTCAATCATTCCATATCTTTCAAACTCTTTAACTTCAGGATATTTCTCTTCGTATAGACCAACACATTGTTTCAACACATTTTTATATTTCATAAACCGTGGTTCTTCCCAATTTGGATCTAATCCAATATCTATAGAATCTTTTACTTCTTTATTAATTTTTGAAGTGAAACCTACAACACCTGGTTTTTGTGCTTGTTTATTCTCTTTAAATAAATTTATAAGTCCATCACAAATACCAGAAGGAATATACCAACCTCCTATACAAGAAGTTGTTGGTATAATATATTCTCTATGTTTTGGCATTACTTTGTATTGCACTTTTACCTCCACATTTTTTCATAGCCGCTTTTAGTTTTACTACCATATCAAAGATTAATGCGTCTGTATGAAATGGTGTAGGAGTAAATCTTAATCTTTCAGTACCTACAGGAACAGTCGGCCAATTAATAGGTTGTACATAGATACCTTCTTTATATAAAAGTTCATCTGATATTGCTTTAGCTCTTTTAGGGTCTCCAATAATTACAGGAACAATATGACTATCATTTTTCATAACTTCTATACCTTGTCTAGCAAGTTCTAATTTAGTTTTATTTGCTCTTTCGTGTATTTGTTCTCTTAATTCAGGATGGTCTCTAACATATTTAATACTTGTTAAAGCACCAGCACAAATTACTGGACTTAAACTAGTTGTAAATATAAAAGCACTTGCCAAACTTCTTATGGCGTCAATAAAATCTTTTTTTCCTGCAATGTATCCACCTTGTACTCCAAATGCTTTTGCTAATGTTCCATTAATAATATCTACTTCTATATTATCTCTTTCAGTAATACCACCACCTGTTGCACCATATAAACCAACAGCGTGTACTTCATCTAAAAATGTTATTGCATTATATTTTTTAGCTAGTTCTACTATTTCTTTTACTGGTCCAATATCTCCGTCCATAGAATATACACTTTCAAATACTACACATTTTGGACCTTCGTATGATTTTAAAATTCTTTCTAAATCTTCTACATCATTATGTTTAAATATTTCTTTCTTACATCTACTATGCCTAATGCCTTGTATAAGAGAAGAGTGATTTAATGAATCTGATATATACAATAATTCAGGTATAATTTTTCCTAAAGTTTCTAAAGTTGTTTGATTAGCATTATATGCTGAAGTAAATATTAATGCCTTTTCTTTTTTATGAAAATCTGCTAATTCTTCTTCTAAAGCATTATGATAGTGAGTAGAACCAGATATGTTTCTTGTACCTCCAGCACCTGCCCCACTTGATTCTAATGCTGTTTTCATTGAGTCTATAACATAAGAGTGTTGTCCCATACCTAAATAATCGTTAGAACACCAATTAACTATTTTTTTAATTGAGTATTTTGAATACCAAATAGCGTGAGGAAAGTTTCCTCTAGTCCTAACTATATCATTAAAGACACGGTATCTTCCATCTTCTTTATATTCATTTATTATTTTTGTAAATTCTTCTAAATGTTTCACTTAACTATTACTCCTTCTATATGTGTATAACCTAATTGTTTAGCTGCCTGCACTCGTTGACTACCTCTCCACACACTATATTCTTTTTCTATATAGGGTATACCCATTGCACCGTATCTAGGTACTTCGGATACAATGTGTTCTTTTACTTCTATTGGATAATTTAATGATTCACCATCTAATAATTCTTTTAGTGGTGTCATTGACTTAATATAGATTAAGTCTTTTAGCTCTATAGGAATTTTATTCGCTATCTTTTGATTTGCCGTCAATAGTTTCATTTTCATTTTTCTTTTCCATTTTTGTTTCCATAGTTTGCTTATTTAACATCTTCTGTAATTCAGCAGTTGACCCTACAAACAATGCATTTTTAATATTTGCATTTGTTCTATTAGGTAATTCTTTTAAGTCTTTAAATTTCTTTTGTAAATCTTGTAATTTATCAACTGTAGTACCAACTTGTCCTATCAATTGACCAACAACTTCATAAGCTCTAGGGTGTTGTCCTTCTTTTGCAATATCTAATATACCTTGTATTGCTTCTTGTCCTTTTTCTATTATACTATAATAACTTTCTCTACTATAATCATAATCAGTATTAATATCTTTTTCAACTTTTAAAGGAACTTCTCCATTCTTTCTAGGAACAGGAACTTTAAACCCCTTTTGTGGTTCAAGGTTCTCTGGTATAACTTTATCTTTACCTTCCAAACCTAATATCTCATTAACACTTTCTTCCAATTTACTCATTATTCATCTTCTCCTGTTACTGGATTATATTTCTTTGTATCATCATAGAAACTAATCTTTGTTGTAAATCCAAAATCATCATCTGCATTAGCACTTTCAGGATTTGGTATTACTATAATTCTTTCTTCTCTTGATAAAGGAGCATCCGTAGATGTTCCTAAATCTGCTTGTGATTTTCTAATAACTTTACTTTGTGCCATAGGTCCATATAAGTAAGTTTTAGCAGTAAACTGTAAAGTATATATAACAGCTCTACGCTTATTAAATTCACCATCATATGTATCTTCATATTGTACTTCATCTAAAACAATAGGCACGTCCCTTTTAATATTTAATTCTGGTATTGCATTAATAGTAACTGTATAGTCTGGTGCAAAATATGGTAATATTTGTTCAATTATCTGTAGTCCATTTTCTGCTGTAGCAGTAAAAGAATAAAGACTAAAACTTATATCATATGGTACAGGTGAATAATTAAATTGATGTACCGTAGAATCAGAAGTTTTAACTCTAACTGTTTTTTGAAGTTTGTTTAGTTTTCTTGTGGCGTCATACTTTAAACCTGTTAATTCAAATCCCATTCTAGGTAATACAATAGCAAACGTTTTACCTTTTTCTAAACTTGCTTGTTGGTCTATTCTGGCTATAAACTTTTCTTTAGGAGCGTATGCTAAAGGCACACGTATTCTTTTAGTAATAGCACCTGTACCAGATTTTTGTTGAATAATTATATTATTAAAAATCTGTCCAAATGCAATAGTTAGTCTTCTTAAACTTTGATTATAAAAGTGTGTTCCAAACATTATTCATCTATCTCCCCAAAAGGATTTCTTTCTGTAAAGTCAAGTATATCATCCGCTGTTGAAACAGTATCATATCCTGCCTCTTTATTCAAGTCTAAATTATCTGCATATGGAGATTGTGTCTGTATATTAGACTCTGTAAAATCTTCGTTCATTAAAAGTGCTGGTTGACCAGTTGAATAATCGTGATAACTTTCTAATTGTACTGAACCTTTACCTGTCATAACTTCTTGTCCATATTCTAAAGTAAACTTATATGCTAATTGGTCTAGTGTATGTGTATCTTCGTGTTGGTCAATAGTAGATATACCAGTATCAAGTTTTTCACTTGCATACTCCCAACGAGTTACTTTTAATTTATAAACTGGCAGATTGCCTAATTGGAAAAATGGTTCTTGGTCTTCTACAAATAAAATTTCAAAAAAAGATTTCATCAAAGGCACATATATAATATCACCTTCGTTTGGTCTTCCTGTAACTGATAAAGAAGAACCAACCTGTGTTGCCTTATTACCAACTAAATTTGTCCAACTTCTTTTTGAAACCATTAATGATGTATCATCACGAATTTCTAATCCAAACTTACTTATGATTTCTTGTTCACCAGCAAATCCTGTATTATTTTCAAAATACATTTCTATCAAATAAGAATCATCAAATCTACTAGATACATCTTCTCCTAGTATTAAATCTTTATTGACTAATGTTCGTGGTAAGTAATAGACATCCTGACCGTAAATTTTAAGACCTTCAACTATTATATCTTCGTGTAGTCTTTTTTCGGCAGCATTACCTATGCCTTTTCCACCTGAAAAGTAATGATTAACTGGCATAGCATTATCCTATCTGTAAAGGTAGGGGTTCCTCAAAATCGCTCCTTAATTTTATTTCTAATTTATCTAAAGCTTCTAACGCTTCACTATAAATTTGTTGACCGTTTAATGTAACTCCACCAATCATTGCAACACCATTAAATTTAGACAAATTAGCTCCCCATTGTTTTTTGAATAAAGCAGTTACGTATCTTTTTAACCAAATATCATTAAAGACATCTGTATATTGGTTAGGGTCTAATTTTCTCCAGCATTCTATTACAAGAAATTCATCTACTTGTAAATCATTTTTCCAATCCATATCAACATAAAGTCTATTATCTAATTGGTTAAATCTATAAGGTTTTTCTCCGACTAATATATGGTCTAAAAAATCTAAATGTCTTAATACAACATCATAGTTAATAACAGACGTTGAAGAAAAATCATATAGGTCATTTAATCTTAATTGATATCTAACATCAAATAAATTTAAATTACCTTTGTTTGAAAATGGAAATATATTAATTACAGATAAAACAGATTCAGGACATACAATATATCCATTACCTTCTTTCCATTCTGTATTTACTACAGAAGAATCACCATACGTTTTAGATTCGGTTTCAGTAGTATCTGCTAAAATTCTAGCTTTATCTGCTGATGTATACTTGTACTTTAAATAGGTTCTTTTAACACCATCATAGTGGTATTGAGAAAAATATTGTAATGCTTCATCTATTCTATCTTCTAGTTGGTCGTCATCAACATTGATTTCAATTACAGGTTTACCTAATGCTCTTAAAGCGTATTGTTTTATTGTTTCTCTGGATGCTGGTTTTGCCATACTGGTTCCTTTATTGTATATTTATAATAACAATTATATCTTCGGAAACAAATTATCAGTACAGAATAGTTTTATATCATCTTCAGGCAGTCCAAGAGTTTTCATTACTCTAGGGGTGTGTGGATTTTGTTGTTGGTGTTCGCAATAAAAATTTTGTGCTCTTATTACATCTTCTTCCTTTGAATCGCTATTATAATGACCAATTTTGTCAAGATAATTTTCTAAATTAGACGTAGCAAGAGTACATATTTGGTTTAATTCTTTCTCTTCTGTTATTCTTCCAGCGGCAATCATACCTGGACTAAAGATAGCCTTTGCCCAATCAGGCAATTCTCTCACTTTAGATGGTTTAAACCACTTTGTTTCTTCTATGAAATACTTTGTTAAGGGATGTTCTTTTAATAATAGCGGACTATAATCGTGGAAAGCACCTGTAACTTTATTCTTACCTGCAATAACATCAAAACCATAAATTGGACCACCATTAGTTAACATTGGAAATAAACATATGTGTGCCATCCAAAGACCTTTTGTTTCTCTAGCATCCACTACGTCTACGTGAGCACGTCTTACACTCATATTAGACCAAGTACGGTTAACCCAAGTATCATTATTAAATCTATCCATACCGTCTTCGTTGTATTCTTTACAACGTCTATCAAGTATAGCGATTATATCTTTTTCTAATTTAATTAGTCGTTCCCAAATCATCTTTAACCTCGTTAGTTAATATTAAAGGTTTTGAATAATCCATATCGTTCATTTCTTTGAACAATTGTGTAGCAGTTGCAAAACAAAATTTAACTTCATTTAGAATATTAAGTTTATAAACATTTAAATAACTGTTTATCATTTCTCTTACTATTCGTTTATACTCTTTTATTTCTTTATGTTTAAACTTGTAATAACGATTAGGTCCTGGTGTTTTTCTCATTATCATTTGACCACCAGATATATCTCCTAAATGTCTAGTATAGATATGACCATATAATTTTTCTGCGTCTTCTTTGATTGTTTCAATATGAGCAACATAATCTTTAGTACTTTGAGTTACTGTTGGAAGGTCTTCACTTGTCCATAATGCTTTAAAATCATAATGTAAATGTTCTGCTCTAGGTAAATTAGGAGTTGTACGAAATAGAGAATTTTCTATTCCATATTTTTCTAATATAGCATAACATTGTAATTGATTGTAAAGATAGGTTGCATAAAGTCTAGGTTCAATAGAACCTGACATAAGAGTTTTGACAAACTCTTGTCTTTCTGCGTTTTGGTGTATATCTTTGGTTAATTCTTTGATGTCATACATAATAAAATACTTATCATAATAAAATCACTACATAAATTAAGCTAGACCAGCGTCTGAAAGTCTTTTTGCTTCTGCAATTTTAGCTTTATTTAAATCATCAGCTTTTGTTTTCTCAGCAGCGTTTTCATCTGTTTGCGCTTGTTCTTTTGCTGTTAGAGCAGCCGCTTCATCACCGTCAGCTCCGCCAACTATTGTTAATTCTTTTGTTTCTGGATTAATTGACATTCTCCACGATTCAATGTTATCAGGAACGTCATCAACTTTGATTGCTTGTCCTTTTGCTACTGCGTCATCTCCAGTTTCAGCATTTGGTGAAAAAGGTTCGCCTGCTAGTGTAAAGTAATATGTTCTTGCCATCTCTATAATCTCCTATGTTCCGTATTTTCCACCGTAAGTATTTTCGGCATTTCCGTACTGACCCCACCAGTCAATTTGCATTAATAGTGGATAGTTAGTTGAGTAGAAACCTCCGTGTAGCCAAGTTCTAGCAGCGAATAAACCGTAATTTCCAGTTTTATTAGTTACTGTAGTTCCAACGTGTGCGTTAGAATTAGGTACAACTTCATCTCCTGAAGAACCACCTTGATAAACAAGTGTACTTGTAGTTTCATCTGAATCCGTAGGATCAAAAGACCAAGCATATGTTCTATGAGACTCTGAATCGCAGTTGTCTGACCAACCTCCGTGGAAACCTGTACGTCCCCAAGCGAAATAAGGATTTCCTCTACTTGATTTAGTTTGGTTTATACAAATAAATTTTCTAGGGTTTTCTATATTCATACAGAATGCATTGATACCAACTCCGTAGTAGTAATATGGTGAATAAATCATTCCCCAAGTACCATCCCAAGTCGTCATAAATTTACTGTAGTATTGGTGTCCGTTATTAGCACCGTAAGATGTAGTTGTTGATCCTGTAAAATCTTGCCAAGTTGACCATTGTCTACTTGCACCAGTTTGGTGAGCAGTTCCGCCTTTGACTGAACAATCAAATACACCGTATCTTTTACTATTACTTTGTTTTAATCCAAATCCAACATAGTCATTATTACCAACAACAACGCACCAATCTTTAACATTTTGATTAGTCCAAGTGTCAGTAAAGTGTTCAGTTGAAGTTAAGTTATCAAAGTATTCTTTAATTCTGTCTATTTTATTTAAACATTTAGCAGATTTGAAAATGTGAATAGTTTTTGAAGTATTTCCACCTTCGTCACCAGAGTGAACCATAACTAAAGTTTTTGTTTTCTCATTGTATCCAGTACCAGTTGAATATGTTTGAGATGTTGCTAGTAAGTGAGAAGTATAATCATACGTGTCTACATTCGGAGCACCGTGTTGACCTGGATATCTTTCTCTTAACGTAAATCGTCTATTAACAAACATACGTCTAGGTCTAATTCCTTCTGGAAGAACCATATTTATTTTTGTCCATCCATTTTGATATTCAAAAGAAGATGTGTATTGGTGGTAAGAATGCCAAGATACGAATCCATCTCTTGAAGATGTATAATATTGTGCGTGTGGATATTGGTCACATTGGTATATTGATTTATTCCAATATGTCCAAGATGTATAATCTTGTGTTGTTAAATTTTCGTGAGATACGTGTTGACCGTGGTCATTATCTGTATAAGCGTGAGAAGCATCCGACAACATACCAAATCTATAGTTTGTTGTTGAGTTACATACAGCACCCCAAGGAGACCCTACGTTTTGAAAACCAGAATCAAAGACTCTGTAGTTTACGTTATGATTACCGTCGGAGTTATCTCCCCACATACCGAATAACGGAAGACCTTCTTTTCTGTGGTCTATTGCACCAGCTGAACTACCGCCGCTTAAAAGTGTTGTTAATGAACTCATTAAATGTTCTCCCCTAAAATTTTGTTTGTAATACTATTTATATAGTTTATATCTTTCATTATGAAATTAACCATCCAATAAAAGATGAAGTTACATCTGGTATTGTTTTAAATGTTAATCTGAAATTAGCATATTTTTTATCTACTGTTAAATCTGTAGCACTTCCTGCTATATTATTTCCGTTTCTATCAACTGTAAGATTTTTTGTATCAAAAACTCCCATACCATCATTGATAATAACAAAGTCGTTATCTACTGGTGTAGCAGGTAGTGTCATTGTAAATACACCGTCTGTTGTATTGCATATATATGCACCGCCAGAAACAGCAGTAAAATTAGCTGTTTTAGTTTCCCATAAAATTGAAGTTGAAGAACCCCAAACAGGATCAGCACTAGCACCTTTAGTCATTAACATTTGATTTGCTGTGCCTGCCGCTAATCTTTGTACACCACTTGCATCCCTAAACAGCAAATCGCCGTGGGTAGTAAGTTGTGTTACGTCATCACCTTTTTTGGCTATTTTAGACCAATAGGTTGCATTTGAAGTTGCGTTTCCAGTTGAAGCTAAAATGCAAATAAAAGTTTCGCCTCCAAAAGTAGCAATATCATCCACTACATAAGCAGTAGCAGCATTATATGCCCCTTGAAATACTGGTTTAATTCTTCCTAAATTTATAGTTGCCATAATTCTCTTGATCCTTATTTATATTTATAATAGTTCTCTTCTATCATTTTAGTTAATTCAAATAATTTTTTATCCCATTTCTATGGTTAGGTTTCCGTTGACTACTGTAAAGTCCAACCCTCTTTTCCATAGTACGCTATCCTCAAAAATATCTTCTTGATGTTTAGTTTTATATCTAGTTTCAATATCATCAATTCCATTTGTGTAAGTTATCTGTAAATTGCCTTTCCATTCAGGTGTAAAAATTTCACCACCTTGACTTGGATGTTCACCATTATAATAATACAACTTATCTACAGCACTTCCTGGGTCTGTACTTGGTGTTTTACTTGGAACAATAATTGTTGTTGTCGCACCAGGAGTTCCAGGAGAACCAGATGAACTTACTCCTGTTATATATTCAGTTCCACCTGCTTTATGTGTACCATCAACTGTTGTTGAGAATTTTAATGAGTGTCCGACTAAAGCAGATTGAGAAACATCAAACACATACGTATTTCCTTCAAGAAATGTCATAGTGTTTTGACTTCTAGCTACGTGACTATATGGTAATTCATCATCACCACCATCAATCATTAACGTACCAGCAGTTCCTATAACATACAGTTTTGTTCCATCAGCATTAAAAGTTAAACCACGTGGGTTCATTGTTGGTGCTGAAGGAGCATTAGTTAAACCAACTTCGTGTGTAAGTGCTTGTGTAGTTGAAACATCAAAACCTGTTACTAATGGATATTGTATAACATCATCTCCATCTGTTCCTGCAATAAACATTCTTGTTCCATCTGTATTAAAACCTAAACCAGCTGGTGCTGTTTCTTGAGCGCCGATAGAAAAAGCATCTACGAAAGTTGCTGTAGAAACATCATACGCTGTACTTAAATCATATTCATTAACATCATTACCAGTATCGCCAAGAACAATTAATAAAGTTCCATCAGCATTAAATTGCATATCACTAATAGCAGTATCTTGAGCAAGACAAGAAAATAAATCTGTATAAGTTGCTGTAGTTATATCCCAAGCTGTACTTAATGCATATTCATTAATATTACAAGCAGCTATACCTGCACTTGGTACTCCATCTCTACCCACAACATACATTTTAGTTCCTGTTGGATTAAATCTTACTGACCTTGGATTATCATCTTGAGCAGATACATCTTTATGTGTTCTCCAACTTGCTGTAGAAATATCAAAAGCTGTAGTCAATGTATATTCATCAACGTGTTTATCTGCATTGCCCATAGTATACATTTTTGTTCCATCAGTACTAAACGTTGTGTTTAATGGATTTGAATCGTGAAACCCTACGTAATAAGATGTTGTATATGCCATTGTAGAAATATCCCAACCTGTTCCTAATGTATATTCATATACACTTTCATTACCAGTAATTAAGGTAAGGGTTCTATGTATCGTTTGAGAAGGAGCAACTCTATGGAATCCATAAAAGTCATCTTTCTCAGCGGATGTGACTGTAAAATCTGTTAATTTACTCATTTATAATTCTCTTCTATATTTATTTATTACGCTACTTCTACTAATTTCCAACCATTTGTTGATCCAGTATAAACTAAAGTGAATCCTGCGTGGTTGATATCAGCAATCATATCTTGTTGTAAATTCATAATATCTTGACCATTTCTATCAACAGTTAAAGGTCTTAATTGAAATGATCCATTTAAATCTAAAAATACAATTGAATCTCCTACTAGTGGACTAGCAGGCAATTTAACTGTCATTGCAAATAAACTTGTATCTATTAATAATCTTTGTCCACCTATTGCTACAGGTACAGTTGAACCATCTCCAACTAGAGTTGTCCAAGGAGTTCCTCCAGCTAGACCTGTCCAACTTGTTCCGTTATAACCTTCCCAAGAAATTATTGAAGAATTGTATCTTAAAGCGCCTGCAAATAATTCACCGCCTACAGGTCTTTGTGCTGTTGTTCCTGTTGGTGGAACCCACGCACCTGTACCTGCATTATCTCTTGTCATATAACCGACAACAGCATTTTCAGTAGGTATGGCTGTATTTGAATTACCGCCTAAAGTTGCGTCTGTACTAAATTCATTTATGGCAGCACCTAATTCTGCACCAATAGAACCAAGTTTTAATTCACTTAATCCTGAAAGGTTAAATGCGTCTGCGTTTAATGTTGCACTACCAGTCGCTTGTTCAATTTTGAATAAATCACCAACTCTAAAGTCACCAGTTTGGTCAGTTGATACCCAATATACACGACCACCGTTAACTTCAGTTACTTCATCTGACTGGTCAGCCGCTTGTGTAGGTGTTAATGGATAGTTAGTTGTAGTAAAATCACCAGTACCTATATCCAAGAAGTCGTGACCTGTTAAACGAATATTTGAGTATAATTGTGTTATGTTATTAACTGTATCCTCATTTTTGGCTTTACTCAAACCAATATTTTGAGTTAATCTTATTACTGCTGTTCCAGCAACCGTATCTTCTTCTGATACTAACCCTACTCTATAAAATGTATTATCATTAGGGAATTTAACATTACTTGCTAATGCTATCATATCAACAGCATTTAAAGTTGTTGTACCTGATTTCATTGCAATCAAAGGACCCCTTTGTCCTTGTTGAGCAGCAGCTGTTCTGTTGAAAACAAAACCTGAAACGTTAACACTAGAACTTGAAGCGATGGTAACTTTTTGTGAAGTACCACCAATTACATAAGTATGAGCAATTGCTGATTTATCAACACCAAAGATATATGTATTTGAGTCAGGCACATCATAAACTTTAAATATTCCTGAACTTAATATATCATCAGGATATGCTTTACTACCTGTTGAACAAGTGAATTGCATTCCTTGTACTTGTACTAAATCATTAACTATTAAACCGTGACCAGTTGATGTTATCGTAATAAGTCCTGTTACATTATCATAACTAGCAGCAGTAATTTCAGTTGCACTACCAACACTAGTTGGTGTTGCGTGTTTAACTGTACCACCACTAACATAAGTATGTTCAATATCACTTGGTGCTAAAAAGAAATTTAATTTAGTAGCTGCCGAAGATGATTTAACATTAAAGATTCCTGAAGTAGGTACTTGTGGATATATTTTAACTCCATATACACAACTTGTTTTAATTCCGAATAAATTTACAGTATCACTCGCTGATAATCCGTGTGTTGGTGTAGTAATTATTGCTTTACCAGTTGCTATATCATAAACAAAATTTGAAATTGATAATCTAGTACCACCAGTTTTAAGAAGTGTTCCACCACTAACATAAGATTGTGCTGTATTACTTGTTCCTAAATCAACTTGGAATGTTGTTGCTGTTAAATTTGCTGCCTCTACAGTAAATTGTGTAGTAGTAGATGTTACAGGATATGTTTTATTTCCTATAACTGTTGAATCAGAAGCAAGACAACTCAATACTACATCTGATACTTCAATTAAATCTCCAGAAGTTCTTCCGTGAGCAAGTGCTGTAGTTACATCTGCGCCTGTAGAACCTGATTGACCACCAAAGTAAGAATCCAAATCAACAGTAAATGTTGTTGAATCTTCTTTTGTAATTGTAATTGTTTCACCTTGTTTAAAGTTACCAGTAATATTTTCTATATGTAAATATAGTAATGATACATTATATCTGAAAAGTGTAGCAGTTGCGCCAGATTCACTACCTACTATTGTAGCTGTACCTTGACCTTGTACTGCAATTGAATTTTCTATATCTGAAGCAGTTGCTGTTCCACCAAAAGTATCTTTGTCCCATTGCAACATCATACCACGAGTTTTAAGATTGACAGGAACTTCTGCTTCGTTTGTACCTGAAGCAACAACACCTTGTTCTCCATATGCGTGTGAGCAGTTTAAGGCACGAATAAATCCACCTGATTCTGCATAAACGGCTTTGTCGCAATAGTATACGAATACTGACACCGCTTCAACACGTCCATATCCTAAAATGTGAATACCAATTCCATCTTCATTAATTTGTGTAAAGTCATTTGCCAACATTGATTTATAACTTCTTGGGAAAGGACGTAAGTGGAGATTACCGTCAATTTGAACTCCACAAGCACCTGGATTTAAAGATGTACAGTTTTGTACATAAGGTGAAGTAAGATATATATTACCAACTGGGTCTAAAGATGTAAGAGCTTGTTCGTAAGGACCACTTGGATAAACTTTTTCTCCTAAATCACATTCAAATTTCATTTTACCTAAAGTAACCCAATCACCTGTAGTTAAACTGTGAGCATTGCTTGTAGTAACTGTAACCTTACCGTTGGAGTTATTGTAAAGAATATTAGATAATCCTAATTTAACTGATTCATTACCAACTGCTATAACGTGACCACCACTCTTATACGTATGTACAAAAGTTGATGTTCCCATTTGAACTGTAAATTCTGTTCCTGATGTTACTGTTACTTGATATAATCCTCCTGACTGTTTCTTTTCATTAAGATCCAAGAAAGTCATATTTCTTATATTATTTTTTTCGTTAAGTAATAACCAGTTACTAGCTTTGTTATTTTCTAATTTTTTAACTTTTAATGTTAAGTCACCACCGTTACCAATATCTGCCGAGTTTAATGTAATTATATCATTAACTTCAAAATTAATACCACCGTGATAAGTTATAATTTGTGTTGCCACACCACCTGATATCACTACGTTCCATACTGAAGCATCCCCATTTTGTGGATAAACTTTTTCTCCTTCATCACAATGATATTTTAAACCTGATAATTTGATACTATCACTTGCTGATAATCCGTGGTTAGATGAAGTTGTAATTGTAATAACACCTGTACTATGAACATATGGAGCATTTGTTACCGTAAATTTACCAAAAGCGGCATTTGAAACTATACCACCATCAACATATGTGTGTTCTCTAGCATCAGTACCTACATTGATTGTAAATGAATCACCAGTTGGTACATCTAAAACTGTATAACTTCTTTCGGATCTTCCTTGGTGAATATAATTGTAAGTACCATCTGTTGCACCACTAGTATTATTAACTAATTCTACTGTTGCAATTTGAGAACCTGTTCCAGGTGCTGGATGTATTCTTGTATTTCTTAAACTTTCTCCAACTATTGAAACACCTTCTCTTACTCTCATTGGTAATTGTTCTGTGAAAGTACCGTTTTTAAGTCTGATTGTATCTCCTGCAGTACTCTTAACTTTAAAGTTTAAAACATTAGAACCACCAACTCGTTTATAAGTGAAAGCGTCAACAGATTTCTGTTCGCTTGTTACATAGGTAACTTTTTGAGAAGTACCACCACTTACATAAGTATGTGCAAATCCTGATTTGTCAGTACCAAAAATATATGTATTGGCGTCAACTACATTATAAACTTTAAATATTCCTGAACTAAAAGTATTATCAGGATATGTTTTACTTCCCATAGAACAAGAGAATAATATACTATCTAATTTAACTAAATCGCCATTTGCTAATCCGTGTAAAGTAGCTGTTACTGTAATAAGTCCTGTTAGATTATCATAGACAGCATTAGTAACTGCTGATGAACTGCCAACATTTGAAACTGTTGCTAATCTAACTGTACCACCACTAACGTAAGTATGTGCAACATTACTTGGTGGTAAAAAGAAATTTAATTCTGTAGCTGATTTTGTTGATACAACAGGATAAACTCCTGAAACTGGAACTTGTGGATATATTTTATCACCAAATTCGCAATTTGTTTTAATTCCAAATAAATTAACTGTATCACTTGCTGATAATCCATTCGTTGCTGTAGTAATTACAGCTTTACCTGTTGCTATATTATAAACAAAATTTGTAACTGCTAGTCTACTGTTATCTGATTTAACAACTTCACCACCACTTACATAAGTTTGTGCAGTAGTACTTGTTCCAATATCAACTTGAAATGTTGTTGTTGTTAAATTTGCTGCTTCTACTGTAAATGCTGTATTCGTTGAAATTACAGGATATGTTTTATTTCCTGTAGGACAACTTACTAGTAAATCTCTTATTTCAACTAAATCTCCAACACTTCTAGCGTGAGGAATTGCTGTAGTTACATCTCCACCTGTAGGACCTGTAAACCCTATATCATTACCATCAATTCTAACGCACTCATCTACTTTATGGTTAGCTGAACCGTTAACTATATCAACTTTAACAGAACCACCTTTAGTATTAACTCTATAGAGTGATGGACCACCAACTTCTGGATATGTTTTTGCACCGTTAGCACAAGTATAATTTAATCCCCATAATCTTACTTTATTACCTGCTAATAATCCGTGAGCTGTAGAAGTGTGAATTGTAATAACACCTGTACTATGAACATATGGAGCATTAGTTATTGTTAAAGTAGTATCATCTGCTTTTCTAACTGTACCACCACTTACATAAGTATGAGCATTGGTGTCAGTTCCCATTTGAATTTCAAAAGTATTAGTAGTTATATTGTATTGACTAACTTCAAACTCTCTTGAAGAAATTCCACGAATATTATTATAAACGTCTTCCGTACCACCGATACCACCAGACTGGTCTTTTATTTCTCTAATAGCGTGGTGTTTTGCGTGTTTAACAGCATATGCTAATGTTTTATAAGGTTGACTTTCTGATCCTGAATCACCATCTACTCCTGTTGGAGAAACCCATATAACATTTTTAGCAGAATTACCAGACCATAGAACATCAAAACCATCATTAGTTAATACTGAACCTGGAAGACCTATAGGTAATCTAGCAGTACCAGCTTCGGACTGCGTAATCATATCACCACGAGTCTGTAATACAGCACCAGAGTCACCTAAAGCAATTCCTTGCCAAACTGTTCCATCTGTACCTGGTTCTATATTAAGAACTTGGTCTTTTAAATTTACATAAGAGTTAGAAAGATATCTAACTGTTTCACCAATATTATAAGTTGTAGATGTACTATATGCACCTGTCCATTTAAATCCTTCAACTACTAAAGACCAATAAGTTGTATTTACAACACCAGTATTTAATGAAGGTCTTTGACTTTGAGCGTCTAATACGCATACATAAGAATTACCACCATACTGAACTGTATCACCAGTTTTGTATAATGTTCCGTGTACATAAACACCTTGTGCTTTAAAACCTGTAGTTACTACATCCCAAAACTTTTTATTTGACCGATTATAAATAAAGTTTGAAATATTTTTATCTGCGCTTGTAGTATATGAAATCTTTTGAGAAGTACCACCACTTACATAAGTATGAACAATTGCTGATTTATCAGTAGCAACAACATATGTACTTGAATCAGGTACATCATAAACTTTAAATATTCCTGAATAGTTTGTAGTATTAGGATATGTTTTTTGTCCTGTTGAACATTCAACTACTATACTATCTAATTTAACTAAATCATTTCTACTTAATCCGTGAGTAGCAGATGTTACTGTAATAAGTCCTGTTGCATTATCATAAGAAAAACCAGTAAGAGCAGTTGAACTTCCAACATTTGAAACTGTTGCTAATTTAACTGTACCACCACTTACATAAGTATGGTCAATATTACTTGGTGCTAAAAAGATACTTAATTTTGTAGCTGATGGACTTGCTTTAACAGGATAAAGTCCTGAATAAGGTGCTTGTGGATAAATTTTAGTACCAAAAGCACAAGTTGTTTTAACTCCAAATACATCTATTGTATCACTTGCTGATAATCCGTGCGTTGCTGTAGTAATTACTGCTTTACCAGTTGATGTATTATAATTAAAACCTGTAATTGCTAATCTAGTACCATTAGATTTAAGAACCGTACCACCACTTACATAAGTTTGTGCAATAGCACTTGTTCCTAAATTAATTTGTAAATCAGTTGCTGTTAAATTTGTTGCCTCTACTGTAAATTGGGTAGAAGTTGAGTGTATTGGATATGTTTTCTGTCCTGTATCACATTGTACTACTATATCTCTTACTTCAATTAAATCGGAAACACTTCTTCCGTGAGCAGTTGATGTAGTAATATCTCCACCTGTTGTTTCTTGTACAGCTGGAGTTCCTGGTGTATTGCCAGAAGATTCATTTGATTGAACATAAACATAAGAATACCCACCATAAGTTACTACATCACCTTGTTGGTAAACTGTAGCAGCGTTATAAGAATCTTCAAATTGTAAACCTTCTGAATAAACTGAAAAATTTTCTTCAGCAAAATCTGATAGAGCACCGCCCGAAGTATGAGCAACAATACATTTATATTGATATGCACCAAATTTAACAACATCATCTAATTTGTAATATGTGTTAACTTGGAAGTCGCCTTTAAATGCTAAACCTTCACTATAGATATCAAAGTTTCCTAAAACTATATTGATATCTCCACCAGCCGCTGATGTATGTTCAGTAGTACATCTATATGTTCTACCACCATACTTAACTAGGTCGTTTAATTTGTATTGTGTACTAGAAGCATAATCACCTTTAAAAATAATACCATCACTAAATTGTTCAAATTTAGACTGGTCTAAAACTGTGCCTGATGATGTGTATTGAGTAGTACAACGGTATTGTTTACCACCATAAGAAACTAGGTCATTTAATTTGTACCAAGTTCCGTCAGCATATGCACCTTTAAAGTAAAGTGATTCTTGGTGTAATTGCCAATATTCTGTAAATGTTCCAGGACTTGTATAAAAATCTTGTTCTGTTGCTGGTGACGTGTGATTTTGAATACACACATAAGCATTACCACCATATTTTGCGATATCATCAATAACGTAGCCAGTTGTTCCTGCCCAATCGCCTCTCCATTTAAACTTTAATCGTCCTAATTTGAAATCTGCCATTTTTCTCTCTATTTACCTACTAATTTTGTCCATTTTTAAACAGCACTTTGATAAGTCGTTGTATTAACCGTTGCCGTTAAATCTTCAAAAGTATTAAAGTCATCAATTGCTAATTTTGACCTTACTGCTTCTTGCTTACTTCTTCTAACTAAATCTCCACTATCACTATTTATAAGAAAAGTAGTTGTTATATCATCTGAATATTTAATTTGTTGGTACCTATCGCTATCATTATTATAATATCTTTTATTAATTTGACCAACCACAATACTAGCTCCTGCCGCTGGAATTAATACGAAATTTAGTGATGTTCCACCTGTTAATGTATAGGTTGAAAATGCTTCTTGTCTAACACCATCCATAAAACAAGCTATTCTTGTTTCATTTAAAACTGGTGTTGATATTGTAAATTGTTTGGTAGCACCGTCACCTGTGAAATATTGAACTTCAAACATCTCTAATCTTTCTTCAAGGTAATCTCCTTCATCTCTAGCAACACTATCAGATTTACCATCTTCATAGTACTTTGATACTTCTATTGGTTGAGTAGTAGAGTTTGGATTGATAGAAGATAGATAACACATACCCTCTTTAGTACGTCTTATACCATTGAATACTTTTTGTTTTTTGATTTGTCCTGGGATTATATAAGCCATTTTTTTTCTCTATATTTATTTATTAAGTTATTGCCAATATACTTGCTACTGCCTCAACATCAACAGAAGTTGAATCAGGAGAAGGATCAGCGACCACTCTTAATACGTCATTGTTCTCCAAATTTACTGGTTTATCTAAAGTTAATGTATTGTTAGCAGGAACTTCTAAATTTTTACCTATATGTCTATAAGTTGTTCCACCGTCAGTAGTAACTTTTACATTAACTTTTGCTGTACTGTACCCACTTTTATTTGAAATATATAATGCGTGAATTACAGCAGTTTCAGAACCGCCTGCTGTATATAAATCTGCTGAGGAATTATCTAAAACCCCTACAGTTATTCCTGCATTTTTAAATGTTGACGGCATAATCTTTCAACAAACCTATGAACCAAAAACTACAGAATATGCTAATGCGTCATCCGAAGTACCAATAGTACCTGAAGTGTTAGGTAATTTTAATATTCTATCTGCTGTTGGTTCTTCTACTGATAAAGTAGTTTCAAACGCATTTTCTAAATTCCCTTCAAATATAAAATTTGATCCATTCATAGTAATATCTCTATTTGTAATAGAACCATTACTAGTTGCGTCTTGCAAAGTTACCGAACCTGCACCACCAATTTCTTTAATTTGTCCAGCTGATTTTTTTATATAAAATTTACCATCTGTTACATTAACAGCCAACTCTCCAACATCCATATTATTTGCGTCTGGAATACGAGTTGCTACTTCTGTACGGTATGGTTTTATTTTTGTTGCCATAGTTTATTTCTTCCTTCTTAATTTCGCTCTAAATTTAATTCTGTTTACTAATTTTGCTTTAGATAATCTTCTATCTAATTCAATTCCAAGTTTTCTACCAATTCTCTCTAATTCTTTTTTTGTTTTGTTCTTTAAATCTTTTAATGCTATAACTTCTGTTTTTGGTTTAACTGGTTCATAAGACTTAACTGTTCTATTAATAAATCTTTTAATCCAACCAAACATTAGAAAGTTCCTCCATCTACTGTAGTAACCTCAACGTCACCAGAGGTAACTGTAAAGTTATCAGTAGAAAAAGAAGCAACACCAATGTTTGATGTACTTGCTAATTCTCCAACTATTTGTAATGAATTACCATTTGCAATAGTATTAATTCCTTCTCCTGCTAAAAATTCTAAAACACCACCGACTCTTACTTGTCCTTGTGTTGAAGACTCATCTTTAAAATATAAAGGATCAGCAAGTTTATCACTTGCAATTGCACCTGCTAACATATTACTAGTAACACCTAATGCTTTAACTCTTAATTGGTCTCCACTAACTTCAATTGAACTATTGTCAGGATTTGTATCTATCGTATTACCATCTTTAACTAAACCTGCACCTGCAGTAATTTGACCTGCACCAGAAAATTGTGATACATCTAAATCAGTTGTTCCAAATACTGGTTGTCCTGTATGTGT